CTTTTCTTCTTTTCTTTATTTCTTTATTTCTCTTGTTTTAGGTAGATCTCTCCATAGAGGGGTTTGAACCGTTAGAAAAAAAAATATAAAGACCCGTAGATCTTTATACCCTCAACCCTTGTAGTTGTTTGTCGCTCTATGAAAACTTAATCTGCCTTGGTCTTCATAGTTCTCAAGGTAGTAGAATACAACAGTATGAGATTGTATTCCAATAGACAAGGCGTTTCTATTAGTGAATGGCTCATCACTAACCTCCAGAGCTTGTCTCACCGTATGTGTCTTTCTGCGATACTATGGTTAGCCAGAGCTGTAATAGATAAACTAACTTTCAACATAGTACCCGCGCTACCCGTCTCTTGATCCAGACTTCGCTACACTCAAAGAAATAAAAACTACCTTGTTACAGGATTTATTTTTTTTTATTTCACCGGACTATTTTATTGTTTTTTCACTACCCTTGCAACTCAAGTTGCTATTAGTAAATAGAAGCATAGAATAGTTTTTACTAAATGTTAAGAAAAAAAAACCCTCACCGAAAGGAAAAGTGAGGGTTAAAAAACATTTAAGGAGATATAAAAAAAAATATTTTTTTTACAACAGGCAAAGGTAGGCAGATAACTAATAACCTGTTATGTATAAATAGTATCACCAAAAATAAAAAGTGTTAAGATCTTTCACAAAATATTTTTTTTTATCTTGTGGGTTCCTTTTCTATTTTTGCATACTATTTAGTTATAGAGGCGGCAACCTCTTATAACTTACAGGAGAATACAAATGATAGGCATTTACATTATACAAAACATAGAAAATAAAAAACTTTACGTTGGTGCTACTACTGACTGGGAACGTAGACAATACCAGCATCGTAACAGTTTGTCAAATAATAAACACTCAAACAAACATTTACAAAAGGACTGGAACGACTACGGAGAGAAATCTTTTGCTTTTATTTTTTTGTTAGATTGTACCCCAGAACAACTTAAGAGTTTGGAGAAACAATACATAGACAACTGTAAAGATAATATGTATAACATTTATACACGATCACCTTTTGGTTTGTCAATCAAAAAGAAAGAACCAACCAGCAGAAACATAGGTCAAAGATGGACAAGAGAAAGTAAAGGTTATTACTATGATAAGTCCATAGGCAAATACAGAGCACAGATAAGAATAGAAGGCATCAAAACAAACCTCGGCGCTTACAACACGGCTGAAGAAGCGAGAAGGGCATATTTAGAGGCAAAAGAAGTTTACCATAAATAACTACCAGTTCTTACAACTCCAGTATCTTGCTTTTGTCTTTGGTCCTGGATTATCACAGTTATGTCTAGCCCTGAAAGCTTTACGTCTTTCGGGGTTATTCTTTTTTATTCTCATGTTAGGATCGCCAAACTCTACTTTTATAACTCTACCTGTTTCTGGGTTCTTAACATAAACTTTGAACTTCTTACGATCCCCACGCATAGGTTTATTTAATTTAACTTTTCTACCTTTGTATTCAGCCATTATTTTTTACCTTTTTCTTTTCTTGCTATGTCTTCTGCTGTTGCTCTTTTCCAACTCTTTTCGTCAGGATAATCTTTATCTCCTGGTTTAGCAGGTGGTTCTCCACGTTTTCTTTTTTTTCTTATGTTGTCAAATAGATTAGGCATTATAGTCGTCCTCATCTTCGTCTTCGTCCAACATATCTTTGAACTTACCCAGTTCTCGCATTTTGTCTTTTAGAAAAACCATTTTTATGTTTATGTCTGGTACAAGTTTTTCTGCTTCTTTCATTTCTTCTGGTGATAGTTCTTCTTCCTCAACCATCTCCTCGTCTTCCATCATTTCTTCGTCTTGTATTTCGCTACCGCATTTTTCACAAATCATTTTTTTACTCCTGTGTTGTTTATAGTTCTTTTGTTCTTATGCTTGGTGGACTTTTTGTTGGAAAATGCATAAAGTGTCCTGGATCAATAACTACAAGTTTATTTGTTTTAGGATCTAACAAAACGTTTCCACCGTGTAAGTCAACCCAATAAACTCCTATTTTATCCCTTATGTCTTCAAGTGCTTTAAATAAATCTTGTGCTTGTTTAGATAGTTTGCTTATATGATAAGGTTCAAGTTTATAAGCATTTCTCATAGGTGGATCAAAACTTGTTGGAAACTCTCTCATTATTTCCATATAAAGATCTTGTGGTATTGGTTCAAGTTTAGGCATTACGTAAGCAGTATAATAGTCATTATCTATTGGGTTTTGGAAATCAATAAGTCGTGTTGGAACGAAGTGCTCCATGGTTTCTGCTGATACTGTACCAGTTTTTCTTGCTTCTTCCAAAGCTTGCCTTATACCTATTTCGTTTTCTTGGTATTCTCTTATGTCAGCCATGGCTCTACCTTTTGATGGATGAGGTATTTTTACAACATATTGTTCTGTATCAAGCATTAGCCCTTCTTTTGGAGCTTGTGTTTTTGCTTCTGCAAGTTTTATTAAGTTTGTAAAATCTTCTGGTTTTATAGTTGCTAAATCTTCTGCTGCTTTTTGAGCTTGTTCTGGACTTACAACAGAACTTCTTGGAACAGCCGCACTATAAACATCAGCAGTTATTCCACCACCAACACGGGAAGTCATTGCAGGTTTTGATAAATCTGTATAGGGATCAAACACTTTACCTTTTTGAAGTACAGGTTCAAGTCCAAGTTCAGGAAAAACTTTTTGTATAACATTAAGTTCTTCACTAGTTATTTCTTGTTTTTTTCCTAAACCACCTATAATACCCAGGTTTTCTAGTTGTTTTTTGATTCCTGGCATTTGCATTTTACCAAAAGTTTTTGGTTGTTTTTTTCTTTTACTTTCAAATACTTCTAATGCGCCTTCTGTCGCTTCTTGTTCTGCTGATTTTATTTTTTTTATTTCTTCCATCGGCTTGAACTTGATGTCGCCAATATCAGAAATAACTATTTTATCCAAGTCAGGATCAACCATAAGATTATCTGGTGTTATACTATCCATTCTTGTTGCAACACGTCTTAAGTTATTGAGTGATTGAGCAAGTTCTATAACTCGTGGGAAATCAGACGGTATTTCGTCAATATTTATTATTGTATCTCTTGTTATTGTTTGTGGTATAACTTCTTTTATAAGTCTTTGTTCATCTTCTGTTAGTGGTTCTAAAACTTTACTTTTTAAGAAAGAAACTTTACCTTTTTGTCCTATTTCAAAGTCAGGCAAAGTAGCACTTTCTTGTGGAGTAAGTATGTTTGTATCTTTTATTTCTTTTATTTGTTTGGCAATAGGTATTTCTTTGGAAGAAAGATTGGCCCAACCCATAATATCTTCATCTCTGGAACCCCATTTTACAGCAAACTCTCTACCTTCTGGTGTTTTTGTTTTATAAACTTTATTTTGACTACCTTTTCCTAACAACGATACTGGTTCTAAACCAGCATCTTGTAGTTCTTTTCTTGTTTTTACAGTAAATGTTTGTGGATCAATAACTTTTTCTTTGTTAAAAATAATATAGTTTGTTCCAAGCAGTTGTTCTTCGCTAAAAGGAGTGGTTGTAGGTTTTCCACCTGGATCTAATACATTTTTTATTATTACACCATCGTATCCTTGTTTCTTTGCCCAATCTGCTGCTTTATCTGTCTTCATCAAGACAGTACCTTGTTCTGTATCAATAGGTATTTCTTTAAAACCCTTACCTTGTGCGTCTATAACAAGTGGGTTCTCCATAGATAGTTCTGCTTGGTGTATATGTCCTTGTCTACCAGCATAAGTTTCTGCTACGTTAGGATTGTCTGTAAAATAAATAACACTTGGCTCACCAGCTTCTTTTCTTTCTGGCTTTACAGAAAGCATTTTATCGCTTCTTGTACCACGATAAACTTTTTTACCCTTTGTAAAAGCAGCACCACCAGCAGCACCTAATACTGGTGTTATAACATCAACAGCAGAAAGTTTATCTTTTTCACCCATAGGTTTAGATGCAATACCACTTACAGCACCTTCAGCAGCTCCTGTAAGCGCTCCTAAACCTCTTGCAGCCATAGGTCCTAACTTTGATGCTGCTTTTGCTGTCATGCCTGCTACTTTTGCTGGTGCTCCAATAATACTACCAACAACTTCACCAGCCATTCTTGCAACCGGTCTTTCTTTTTCTTCTCTTTTTCTTTGTTTCTCTGCTTCTTTTTGTACTTCTTCGCCACCCAATACACCATAGATTTCTTCTTCTAAATTTAATGAAGCACCTTGTAAAATACCACCACCAAAAGCACCAAGAGTACTTGTTTTCTCGCTTGCTATTTCACCAACTTGATATCCTTGTTGTATAAAAGCATTTTTTACTACATCAAGTTCGTCAGGCATAACGTCTATTTCACGATAATCGCCTATCTCTGGTTTTATAACTTTTATTTTTATTGTTTCGGTTGGATCGTAAGTGGCCATAATCTTCCTTAAAAATAAATATCTTCTAACTCAACGGGAGTTTGTTTCTTTTTTCTTTGCTTTTCTAGTGCTTCTTCAACAGATAATCTTTCGTATTCTTTCATCTCTTCTGGTGACATAGTTGGTGTATCCCCCATCATTTCCAAACCAGATACAGGAGCGCCAGCCATGAAGTTGTCTTTTAGATTTTTTGCTATTTCTACTTCTAGTTTATTTATATTTTCTTGTATTGCTCTATTTTGTTTTGCTTGTTGTATTGCTTGTTTCCCTGTTATTTTGCCCTGTTTTATTTGCTCTGAATACAAACCTGCTTTTGCTTTTTCAGTTTTAAGAAAATCAAGTTGTTGTTTCAGCAATCTTTCGTTTGCTGATAGTTGTGATAAAGGTTTTGAACTTATTTTTCTTACAACACCTCTTATTATAGGTGCTGCGCCTCTACCAACTCCACCACCAACTGCACCAATAGCACTAGCAAGTAAATCTTCATAACCTACATCTTTCTCGCCCATAGGTTCTTCCAATATACTTTCTAAACCCGCTGCTGCAGCACCACCTAACGCAGCACCAGCAAGAGCACCAGGAGGACCAGCAACAGCACCACCAAGAACACCACCAGCAGCGGTAGCAAGTCCAGAAGGTATTAAACCACCAACAAACTTACCAGCACCAAAACTAACCGGTCTTTCTTCTTCTACTTTTTTTCTTTGTAGTTCTGCTTTTCGTTGTGCTGATTCTCCACCTAATAAACCCTGTATCTCTTCTTTGCCTTCAAGTGTAACACCTGTTAGGAAACCTTCTAATAGTGCTCCTTGTGGAGTTTCTGTTTCCATTATTGTTTCTTCTGCTGCTGCGCCAACTGCTTCTGGACTATCAGCATAAGTTATTGTAAGACCTCTATTTTTTGCTAATGTATCCACCAATATTCTATTTTCTGGTGTATCATCCATTGTTTTGTTTACTACTTGACCTGTATTTGGATCTGTTATAGTATAACTTATTTTATTCATAGTTATTCCCCTGGAAAGCCAGTACCAAGATTACTTTGTTGTTGCATGAGTTCTTGTGCTTGTTTTATCAATCTTTGTTTTCTTCCTGGATTTGTTTCTGTTTGTAGTGCTTGTAAGATTTTATTTAGTGCTTGCGATACACCACTACTCAACTGTGTTTGTGGCGCTCCCATACCCATTTGTGCTCTTTGACCCATAGCAGCAGCTTCAGGTCCAATACCGGCTTCAAAAGCGCTTTCTATTTCTTCTTCTGTAAATAGTGTAGGCTGTATTGGTTCAAAACCAGCAAGCGCTGACATCTCATAAGAACCAGCAAGGTTCTCACGTAAAGCATTAAACTCATCAAAGTTTCTTTCCATAAGATCGTTGATACTGATAAGAGCACTTTGCGGATCGTCACTTGAGATAAGATTATCAAGATAAAAAAGTAAATCTTTATCTGTTAGTTTTCCGCCTTCCATACTTTTACCGATGTTCTGTATAGCAATATTTAGATTTTGTAAAAACTGTCTTTGGTTTGTAGAAAGGTTTGTTTTATCTAATGCTTTAAACGCATCGTTTAGTAAGTCAGCATCTATTTCTTTTGTTCTGGCTTGGTTTATGTTTACATTTAGGCCACCAACAGGAATGCCAGCACCAGCTCCTATACCAGTAGCAATACTTCCTTCTACACCAGCATTTTCGTTGATGTATGCCTGAATAGCAGCACGAACTTTACCGATAGGAAATCCTTCACCATTATCTAAAAGTTTTTTTGCATACTTTACAGTTCTTCCTAACTGATCTTGTGCTTGCTTATATCCAAATAATACTTTTCTATCGGCACTTGGAAGATTTGTTTTAAGTCTTATCTCGTTTCTTTGTGCTCTAACAAGAGCAGCATTTTTTGCTATTTCTGCTATTTCTAACTGCTTTTGTTTTAGATCCAAACCTCTTTCTTTTATAAAGCGGTTATAATCTTCTTCTAAAAGGTTTTTTCTTGTATCTTTTATTTGTTTAGCAACAGCTGCTTTTGCAATAAGTTTTTCTCTTTCCATCTTTGATGGATCGCCAGAGAAGAACTGTAAAAGAGGATTGCCTTGTGGTTTTTTAGCATATACTTGGTCTACTATTTCTTGTGCTAGTTGGTTAGGACTTTTAACAAACTTTCTTATACGCATACCAGACATCTTTTCTGCTTTTTCTATTGCTTGTTCTACTTTATCTTCTTTTGGAGGTTCTACTGCTTCAACTTCTGGTTGGAAGTCGCCTTCTGGTAGATCTGGTTCTTCCATAGTTGGTTCTTCCATAGTTGGTTCTTTTACAACAGGTTTGGCTGGACCATAAACATCTTCTAATGTAAACTCCATAGTTTCTTCTGGTGGTTCTTCTGGCGCTGTTAAATCTTCTACACCTAATAAACCCATACCTTCTATTGCTTTACGAGCAGCACTTCTTTGTTCTGTTTCACTTTTTATTTTTTCTACTTCTTTTGCTCTATCTGCTTCTGGACCAGTAGGTCTTGGCTGTAATGGTTCTGGTTCTGGTGCAGGAGGTTTTAGAGCAGCAAGTTTATCTTCTATACCAGCAGTAGGCATAGGACCTTCTGGAGCTATACCTTCAAGCATTTGTGGTAGTTCTTCTTGTACTTCCATTTGTTCTGGTGTAATCTCTTCTAAACCAGATAGTTCTGCTCGTGCTTGTGCTTCTGCTAAACGACCAGCAGCTTCTTTTGCTGCTTGTTCTTCTAACATACCAGCACCCATGCTAATACCTTTAACGGCTACATCACCAACAGCACCAATACTTTGTAAAAGTTGTTGTTGTCGTTGCTGTTCTCTTTGTATTCTTGCTTGTTCTTGTTGAAGTGCTAGTTGTCTTCTATTATAATCTTGCTCTGCTAATGTTTGTCTTGCTCGTAGTTGAGAAAGTATGTAATCTGATATAGCCATTTTTTATCCTCTTATTGTATTATTCAAATGTTTTCTTAAAGTAAGACTTTGGAACAGGAGGATTTGCGTTAGGATCTCCTGGTCTTTCAAATATTTCTACTGTTCTTCCATATTTGTCAGTATAAGTAGTTATTTTTTTATTGTTCCAAGCAGCTTTGTCGGCATCGCTACCTTCCGAAATCTGATCGAAAGGTTGGTTATATTGTTCTTCCAATAAAGCTTTGGCGGTGCGTTCTGATTCACTTATAGCTAGTTCGTCTTCTTCTTCTTCTGCTCCTGGATTATCACTTGGATCAGCATTACCTACTGTATCACTAACAGGAGTGCCGGCTACTGTTCCATCACCGTCAATATCTCTATCCAGTTCTTTCTCGTAAAGATCTCTTTCCAAACCATAAACTTCTTCTTTAATACCCATACCACGTTCTGCTTGACCAGCACCAATACCTACTTGTGTTCTTCTTAATGCTTCTTCTCTTGCTGCTCTATCAAGTTCTGCTTCTGTTATAGCACGACCTCTTGTACCTTCGGCTCTTATTTGTGCTTCAAGCGCTCCTGCTGCCCCTGTTAGTCCCATACCACCAAGACCGGTCTTTGCTCTTAATGCTTGTATTTTTTTTGCTTCATCTACTGCTGCTTGTTGTCTTCTTGCTTCTTTTTCTTCTGCTGTATCAACACCAGCACCAGTTAGTAGATCTCTTATTGCTGCTTCTGTAAGATCTTGTAAATCATCTGGTGCATCAGGCGCACCTGGTAATGTTGGTGGAATAGAACCAGGATCTACTACATCTCTTCCTCCTCTTGTATAAGTTGTCCCAAGACCAATACCAGGAGTTAAACCACCAGGAGCATTTACTATACCTTGTGCTGCTCCACTTCCTGCTTGATAACTACCACCAAATCTTTTTACATTGCTTGTATCAATCTCTCCGACAGTTTTACTTGTATCTTGTTGCTTTCTTTGTATAGCGGCATCAAGAGCGGCTTGGTTTGATACACCAGAACTTACACGATTATTTACAGGCAAACTATCTGTATTTTGTTTTTTTTCTGTTTCTTTTGGTGTATTTTGTGTTGCTACATCTTGTTGTTTTCCTCCACCAAAAGCAGGAGAACTGACAGCAGGATTGTTTCCTTCGCCTTTACTTCTTGCTAGTTCCATAGCAAGTTTCTTTTTGTAGTCGTCATCTACTACTGGTAAACCAGGTTTTGATGTTGAATAGTTTGCTTTATTATAAATCATTTTTTATCCTCTATTGATATACTATATAAAGTGTTGCCCTTTGTATCGTTCCGGCGGATGTTGATAGTTTAAAATAAATATCATCTGTTTTTACGTTTGTCGCACCTGTGAATACTACTGAACCAGCAGATGGAAGTTGGTATTCAAAATAAAAATCACCAGTAACACTTGTTCGAGAATCTGTGCTGCTTGGTATGTTTGTACCAGAAGAATCAGCCAAACCATATGTTATATTGGTAGTAACTGCGGTGTATCCTTCTACTACTATACTACATCTTCTTGGCGCTGTTTCTTGTGTTGCCCAAACAGCTCGTGTAAATGCTGGAACTGGTTTGTACCATTTATTTTGAGCTACACTATTTATATTTGAGTATTCAACCATACCCCATCTAACTGGTGTACCTTTCATAGATTCGGTTGCTAACTGTTCTAAACCACTTTTTATAGAAGTAAATATTGTTGCATTTAAACTTGTATCATTTGCTATATCGTATTCATAAATAACATTATTTACATCTGGTTTAGAGCAAGAAGGCGCACTAGTTGGAGTATTTCTGTTACCTGCTGCGTATTTATTGCTGGCAAAACCAACAGTTATATCAAACTTTGTTATTGTTACTCCTGTTGGTAAAGCACCGCCTCCTGGTGCTGATAATACAAGAAAAGGATCTTGATCTGTATGAGTTATGTTTGCGAGTTCTACTAAATCAAAAGGTATAGTTGCTAATGAACTATCTCTTACTGGTATTTCTATTGTTTTAGAAGTTGTCCCGTTGATTTGGAGAACAAAAGGATTTGTTGCTGTGTAGTATGCTGTTATAGCAATACTTTCTATTACTATGTCTGCCCCACCAGACTGTTTTCCTCTTGCTGTTTTTTTAGGTATGCCTCGTTCAAGGTAATAAGTTGCTGTTGTATTATCTAACACAGTAGAAACATTTGGATTTAAACTATAAGTGGAAGTCCAACGATGCACTTCTTCGTTTGCTCGTTCTTCAATAGCCTTTTTTACAAATAAAATATTTTCATTTAGTGCTTCTGGACTTAAGATGTCTCCGTCCTTGAACTGAACAGGTGCTTTATTATTAATAAACATTATTTACTTTCCATCCTATTTTCCAATAGCAAAACAATAGAAACATCAGCAACAGCTGCACTATCAGTTGAAATAACTATATCAATACTATCACCAGCAATAACTGTAAAAAGATCTTCTGTTGGTAAAATGTATAAACCTGTATGATCATACCAAGGAGAAGCAGTATCGCTTGTTGCTGATAGTGTTATGTCGTTTTTTATATTTCCACCAACAATAACATTATCTTGTAGTATTTGTGCTGGTATTGTTGCTGTCGCTGTTATACCATTAGAAGTAGCAGAACAATCAATACGAATAGCACGAACGATACAATCTGTTCTTGGATAAAAACTTACAGTTCTCAAGTATTCTGCGGTAGAGTTATTAACACCATCAACACGAAAACTTTGCTGCCATTGCTTGTAGGGATAGTTGTATTGTGTATAGTTTTTTAACGTAGATAAAGCGGTTTGGAATAAACCGTTTACATCTGCAGCAAGTATTGTTGAACCGTTTGATATAGTCATTTATTATACCTAGAAAGAAGAATATTTACCTAATAGTTTTTGGAACGCTTCCATTCGTGCTTGTTTTTCAAGTTCGCCTTTTTGTTTTGCTTGTGTTTCTTCTAATCTTCTTTTTTGTATCTCTTCCATTTGTTTTCGTAGTTCTTCTGATTTCATTCCACCGTATGCTGTACCAGCAAGACCACCTAATGCTTTACCTGCTGCACCACCACCAGCAACACCAGCGCCGATACCACCTAATGCACCACCAATAATACCAGGAACTCCACCAGCAGCACCACCAATACCACCAGCGATACCGCCGGCGATACCGCCACCAATACCAAGTACTCCACCGGCTATATCTCCCCAAAGACTTCCAGCTCCTTCTGCTTCTGCTATTTCTTGTAACAATCTTCTTTCTTCTGGTGTTAAATCGTTCATAATATTCCTCGCTATACTTTATAAAAATAATAACCCGCTTCGGGTTATTAAAGAGGTAATGGTATGGAAATAAACTTACTATCCCCACAAGTAGAACTTCACAACGTTATACTTGGACCTGAAACATTAGAAAGCCGTAAAGGTTTTGTTTCTAAACTTGACATAGAAGATGTTGGCGTCTTAAGACCAAGATTATTGAACGGTACTCAAACGAACTTTATCTTTGGCTTCTCCTGTGAAAGTGCTAATACTGGTCATGTCTTTCATTATCTTTTTACAAAAAATGTTAGTAACATACTTTATCAAAGTATTTTTGACGAAGACTTTAACTGTTTAGCATATGTAGAGGTTGGTCCACTTACAACTGATTTAGAACCTTTTAGTTATGCTATAAACTATAACCAAATAATAGTCAATAGTTCTTCTATGCCTTATCCTCTTTGGGGTTTTATTGGTGGGACACTTGTAAGAGCAGATAAAAAACCAAGTATCAACCCTGATACACCTGCTCTAACCTTATTTCCTGGTCGTGTATGTAGTTTTGCTGATAGATTTGTTTGGGCTTATGAAAACCAAATAATAGTAAATGATCCAGGAACAGAACCAAGAACTATTTGTGCTCCTAATGCTATTTCCTTTGGTGGTACAATATTAGATTTATTCCAAAGTGGTGAAGGTGGTAATCTTATTGTTGTTTGTACTGATGCTACATACCAAATACCACCTGATAGTTTGGCTGGTTATCAACTACAAGGCTTTGTAGCAAAAACTCCTGGTTATCAAGGAGTTCAAAGCAATAACGCTGCTTCTTCAAGAGGAGCTGTTGTAGGCCTTGTAAAAGACGGTATAATAGATATTGGGACATTTCAAAAAAGAAATCTTACAAGTTATAGAAAAACAAGAAAGAATGCTAAACGAGTTGGTCCTTATAGTAGTGGAGATTATCGTGTTGGCTCTATTTTGCCTATGGAAGAGGGTTTTATTGTCTCTATAAGCAATAAAAGTTGTTTTATTGACCTTGATACTGGTAAAATAAGCTGGCTTTATAGTGATTATATCAACGATCTTGGTGTTATTGGTGTTTTAAAGGACAAAGATGGTAAAGATTTCTTTTTAACAAAGACAAGAGTGTTTGATTACGTAGGAAATAGTGATATTGTGAATACTTCAACACAACTTACCCCTGATCCAACTGTTTATGACATAAATGTTTGTCATTTATTGGTAAATGTCCCTACTTCACCTGATTTATCGCCTGTTATAAGAGAAATAACTGCTTCTTGTGATAGACCTGGAACAGTTATAAAAACTTATTTACGTAATAGTGAACAAACTGCTACTGTTCCTACTCCTCCTTATGCTGAAAACATAATAGGGACTGATGTATGGACACCAATAAATACACTAACAGAAAAAGAAATGAGATCCAGAAGGATGCAAAGAGCAGTTCGTATAGATAGTCCCGATTTTGAACTTTCTTTTGATAGATCTTGTAAGATAGATAATAAAGTAAATATTATAAGTAAGGGTATTGGTCGCAATAGACCAAGTAACTAGCATGACACTAATAGGACCAAAACGCACCTTTGGTAAAGGTGAAAGCCGCGAACAAAACGCAATAATAAAAGTTTATAGTGCTGCTGAACTAAAAGTAGCGCTTACAAAAGTATATGGTTTACCTAATGGTGTAGGCACTATACAGATTGCTGGCGACATAACCATTACAGAACCTATTAAGCTTCGTCAGTTTGTTGTTAGTGAAAGTGCACCAAGAGAAATAATAATACAAAGTGTTGGTGGTGCTCGTATCTATAACGGCAATACAACAAGTGGTTCATACAACTACAATCAAGCAGGCAATACTGAAATACCTGTATTTGACTTTGGTGTGTGTGATGATCAACAAAAGGTTTCTAAATATACTTTTAAAGATCTTATTATAAATAATGATACTTCAAGACCTTTTGGTGCTTTTGTTGCTGGCGATTTAGATGGCAATACTGACTTTGATGCTACAAGTTTTATGACGCTTGTAACAATAACAAACTTAAAACTTACAAACGTTAGAAATGTATTTGCTGCCTATGATACTTCTGCTACTTTTGGTGGTTTTATTCTTGGTTATGCCCCAAGAATAGAAGGATTGGTTTTCAAAATAACTGAAACTGCCTTTACAGATCTAAAACTGAATAGCGCAAACTTTGCTTCTTTCTCTGGTTTATTCAACAACATAACAACTTGGAATATTATAGAAAGTTTAACTTATCGTTTTACTATCAATACAAACAAAGGGTTTATATCTAACTCTATTAGCGCTGTTTCTCCTATTATAAATCTTGTAGAGTATCCAGGTGTTACAACCCTTCCTTCTTCTACACCACAAAATGGTAGTGGTAATGTTATTACTGGTTGTACTATTGGGACTGACTTTACAGATACATCTTTTACTTTTATAAACTGTGACTTCTTTAACAATCTTGGAAGAGGTTCAACGCTTATTCCTACTGTAAATACAAATAATAGTTTTATTGTTTATAACAACGCTAAACAGTTAGATGTATCAAGTGGTGTTTTAGATGAAGATTTTGTTGTAAAAGCAAGTTATTCTGTTTATACAAATGGAGTTCCAAACCTTCCAGGCACTTTTGACGAAAGAATATACATAACTAACTTACAACAAAACTCTAACTACGAAGTAAACTGGCGTTTGTCTGTAAGAGAACGTTCTACTAATAAGTGTAATACCTATCACATTAAAACAAATCTAAAAAGAACAACAGCTGCAAATGGTATTATTGTTTCAAGTTCTACTATCTCTGCTAGTGAAGAGTTTTTTACTCTTACCGGTCTTATACCTGTTGCAAGTATTAATGGTTGTTATATTGCTCCAACATTAGGTGCAGGCAACCTGCTTGATGTTGCCTGCACAGTTGAGATAATAGGTTATAAAATACCTACTAACTTAATCTAGCCCTTATTATCTCGCAATACTCCTCTTCCCTTTCTATCATAATATAGTTCATACCAAGGTTCTTACAAGCAACTCCTGTTGAACCTGAACCAGCAAAGGGATCTAATACAACACCACCTTTCTTTGTTACAAGTCTTACAAGGTATTCCATAAGTTTTATTGGCTTAACAGTTGGATGATTGTTTTTAGAAGGTTTGAAAGGTCTATTAGCTCTTTCTGGTATTGCCGCTCCTTCTTTATCCCACTCTTTATCTTTTAAACTATCACAGTTTAGATTTCTTTCTCTTGTAGAAACTTTTGGACAATAAAAGAAACGTGAAGCACCACCTAAACCATCATAAAAGCCATTATCTTCACCGGCTTTATTTCCACCATTTGTCCAACTATCACCTGAACCACCTGTTGTATCTTTTTTTCTTTTTGCACTAAATAAACTTCCAACTTTTGGTGCTTGTTTATCTAAAACTTCACCTGCTTGTTCGTCAAGAATAACATTAGCAGGGAACCTACCAACATTTTCTTTATTTACGCCTAATACACTTTCACCGGTTCTTTGTCCATGAGGATTGTTTTCTACAAACTTATTACCTTTACCGTTTGTTATTATTTTTTCTTCACCTATTCTACTATCGCCAATATTGATTGCACCGGTTCCGTGTTTAAGAACATTATCAGCAACAGTTTTTTCCGCTAATGGTTTACGAGCAACAACAATAGGTTCACAGTTAGGTTGTGGTTCTTTGTGTTCTTGTTGTTCTATTGATGCGCATAACTCTGTATCAATACTTTTAAAGTATCTACTTGCACCTTTACCATCTTCTTCTACATTTATTTTTTCACTTGTATAGTTTGTCGCTTCACCTTCGTTATTGAAAGGTCTTGCTCCATCTGTTTTATTTCTTACAAAAGAAGCTTTTGTTGGTCCACTTTGTTCGTCTAAATGATCACCTGCTTCTTTATCTAAAATAATATTTGCTGGAAACCTACCAAGTTCTTTTAGTTTACGTAGGGCTTCTTGTTGCTTTGGACCGTTTAGTGATTCTTCGTCACTTCTATTATTAGTAAGTTTTTTTATTGCTCTTCCTTTAACATTACTAAAATCTTCTCCTGATGTTTCTACTCTACTATCGTCTATGTTTATACCGCCTGTTCCCCACTTCATAACGTTTTCTGCTACGTTCTTTTCCGCTAATGGCTTACGAGCCATTACAATAGGTTCATAGGCAGGTTTTAGTGCTGTTCCCCAACCTTGCCATTCCTTGGCTTCATCGCTTATTGCTTGGTGTTGTTCTACACCTTCCATTTTTCTTTTTGGTTTATCATAAGCGTCTTTTGCACCGGTATCAAACTCTTTTCCTCTATGACCCATTTTACCAAGTTTTTTATCTATTGCAATAGCAACATTATGTGATTTAGGAAACCCTGAACCATACATCCACATAATAGTATCTCTTATCTCAAAACCAGCATCTTCTACTGCTATAACCATACGATGACTTGTACGACTATGACCAAAAGATAATAAATGTCCTCCTGGTTTTAGAACACGCAAACACTCTTTCCAAAAGTCTACGTTTGTAATAAGAGATTTTTTATCCCACTTCTTATTCATAAAGCCGATATCATATGGAGGATCAGTAACAATACTATCCACACTATTATCTTCTAGCTTCTTTAACTCTTCAAAACTATCACCGTTTATAATCATTTATTTACTCCTATCAGTTAGTTTATTTTTATTAGCCAGTTTGTTTTGATATAACCTTCATTATCTTTATCTATTATATCACACCATAATACGGTTGTGTACATAATATCACTTTGTAAAACAACCCCCAACCGGTTGTTGTTTACCGCTTCCAGTTGGGAGTTATAGTTTTTGTTTGGTATTTTATACTGGACTAGATCACCGATCTTAAACATAAGAGTAAATAGTCTCCAAAAAAAGTTTATGCTATAGAAGGTTTAAATGTTTATACCAAGTCCATAAGCAGCCGCTTTTGATCCAACTGACTAAAACATACTTACCTTTTGTTTCTACTATCATACCAACGTCTTCTTTGTCTACAACTATGGGAGAACCATTATCCTCCTCATACACAGTATTGGTAATAGGATCTACTACTTTCTTTTTTTCTTTATAGGGATCGTTCTTGTATCCACAAATGTTTGTTACAATCTGTGGAAGACCTTTTGTGTTTAGTTCTACTAACTCGCCTACAATACTCATTTTTATCTCCTTTTATTTTGTATTATCAGCCAATAATAGGGAGGGTATGTATTTCTTCTATACCACCCCATAGTTCTTGCTTCTCTTCTGTACCATCTGCCCAACGAATAACAATAAAGTTATTATCTGTTTCTGTGTTGCCTTCATCGTCCCAAAAGGGATCTTCCTCGTTTACTTCTATTACAAGGCCTACACGAGGTTCTGGCATATGTTTAAGGACTTCTGGTTTCATATCATCCCAGTTCTCACTAATAAGATCTCCAACGCTATAAGTAATCATTTTTTTCTCCTTTATTATCAACCAACAATAGGAAGATCACCTTGTTCTTCCGGTGGACCATAGATTTCATAGTCCTCTTGTGAACCGTCTGCCCAACGAATAACCATAGTAGTATAGGGGAGATATTTATCTTCTAAATCTTCCCAATACGTTTCGTCATCGTTTACTTCTAATACAACACCTACTTTGCGATGGTCTGCATAAGTAGTAACAAGAGAGCCAACTTTATAAGTAATCATTTTTTATCTCCTACAACAATAGTATGGTTGATAATAGGCATCCAACTTTTCTCTTCAAGTGTGCCGTCTTCAAAGTCATAACCTTCTACACTCTTATCATTCCACTTAACCATAATGTAAGTGCCGAAGTCTTGTAGTGACTGTTGTGCTTCCAACACAAGACCCCAACGGCCACTCGTATCTTCTACCAGATCACCTGCGCTGTATGTTTTCATTTTGATCTCCTTATGGGGTGCCTGCCCCAGATCATTCTACCACAGATCTGCCGGCAGGTCAAGCCCTTGCTCGTGGAGAAAGTATTTTTATACAATCTCAACGTCGTTTATGTGCACCCATGCTTCTGTATTATCTGGGAGTAGGAGTTTCACAAACTTTACTTGATTCTTTTTTTCATACTTTATTTGATCAGTACAAATACAAGCAAAGCTTGGTTTTATCCATACAACGTGGTCTTCCCAACTGGTATTGTCTTCAAAGTTTTTAAATACACTATCTATCTCGTTAGGTCCAAGTTTACCACTATGATATACTCCATCTAAAGTCCAGTATTCATTTGTTCGTGAAGCTGACCCAGGTTTTACTCCCATAATACAAAGATCATAGGGAGTATCTTTTGTTCTTTGATCTATTCTTACATTACATACTCCCCTTACTCTTGGGGAGTTATGCCAGTTTTTTCTTTCTTTTACTAGTTCGCCTATTACGTTTTTCATTTTTATTTCCTTTCTATTTCAGCACAACTTTTGAATGGTTGAAGTATCTGTTACTGGATCAACCCATTCACTAAAACTTTCTTTTGGATCATAAATGATCTCGTCTTCTGTATTAATGATAGAAGAATCTTCTGACTTAAGCCAGTAAACAATAAGTTCTTGCAGCTGCTCACCAGTACACCCAGCCCAGAACTCATTTATTTCTACAATAATGCCAATGTCTTCAAACTCTTTTTGTTCAGCTGTTTGAAAGTCGTTGTATGTACCTTTGTGAAGTACCAAGTCACCGATTGTTGGTTTGTCCATTTTTATCTCCTTGTTTCTGCTCCTGCCCAGAGCGCCTACCAACTCTACCACAGATCAGATCGTCTGTCAAGTGGTTTCTTCAAGCAGCACTTCCTTGCTGTCCTTGCCTCTCCGTAGCAAGCCTCGTGCCGCAAAGTGGTTTATGGCCGCGCTCAACGCTAATACCTTGGGCATCTTCCAACCATACGCTTCTCGTAACTCGTCAAGGTGAAACCTACCATCGTGTAGAATAGCAAGTGTTTTAATGTAAGATAAAATAAAATCATTACTACTTGTTATTTCGTCTTTTATATGTTGTAACAATACACTATCAACTGTTTGTTCTGTTATTTCTTTTTTCTTTCTCATACATACTCCTCTATAATGTTGTTTATTTCGTTTCTTATACTTTTTATCTCTAATAACTTTTCTTGTATTATAGCATCACTTTGTATTATTTCACCTATTTTATCTACTGGGCTTTTTATACTACAACGACTGCTTTCGTTGTCTCTTGTGCCTAATAAACTTTTATGAACTGCTGCTGTTGATACACCTTCTTCTTCGGCTACTGCTTTTATTGTTCCTAACTTAAAGTATAAGAACCATCTACGCTTTTGTGTTGGTGTTAGGTATAAGTCTGTATACAATAAGGTTTTATCAAATATTTCTTTTTGTATTATCTCCAACTTTTCTAATAGGGGATCAAGCAGTTCAAGTTGTCTATCAGACAACATTTCGCTTTCTATTTGGAAATCATTTATATCAAATAAGAAACTCATACACTTAAGTAGTATCCTAAAAAGGATTTTGCCTTTTTCTTTGTCTTTCACCTATACGCAAGGAACGTTCCATATCCCAATGACCTTCCGCTACTTCCATACGAGGTGGTGGTTGTGCTATTATGTATTTATAACTTTCTTCATACAACAAACAAAAGGATAAGGCCATAAGACTATCTCCTGGGTGATTGAACGCTTCTTTTGTTGCAGAACTGTTTAGTTCATAGATAAGTGAACTAGCATCGTTTGAGAACTTATCATCAGCACATACATTATTTTTTTCTATCTCTTGTTTCACCAACAATAAACCGGCATACTTATTGCTTTCATTTGTTTTATGTTCTACTGCTGGTAGTCCACTTCTTTGTAGTATATGTATTAGTCCACTACCAATACCATTACTTTCTACATAGATAGCATGAGGAGAATAGTATGTATAAAGTTTTCTTATCTCTTGTTCTATGTCTGGAAACTTATCTGTATTATTGCTATAAATACCAGCAATACTTCTGTTTAGTAGATCCCATACAACTACACTTGTATAATCTCTTCCTACACCTGCAGCTACATCAACTCCAAGTATGAAGTGTCCTCCGTGTTGTGGTTCCCTATAAACTTTTGTTTTACTGTATATCGCCAAAGGTTGCATTATAGTAGGATCTTTTTCTATAAACCTACCGCTGGCAGAAGTCCAACTGTGTGCTGGTATTACAGGATACTCTCGTAGTAAATGATTTACATTACCACCAAACTCGTTGTTAAGTTTCTTCCACCAGTAAGAGGCGTGTTCTCTGCTTGTAAAGCCATAGGTTTCTTGTAAGTATTTATAATCTTTATCTTGTATGTCTTCTGGGTTCTCCACATAGTTTTGGTGGTCTTGACAAGAGATAAAGTGTTTGTAATAATCACTACCGTCCCAGATGCTTCTAAAAGCATTACGGGCTGCTGTTGCTGTGCTTTCCAGTATTATTATTGGGTTCTTTGTTGTAGCACTTGTAAGCGCTGCTAATACAGCAAAAGAGTTATTATAATATGCTGCTTCACTTAATAGTAAAACATTAAAGGTTCTACTTCGTCCTGCTTTGCTTTCTGTTCCAAGTGATGTATTTACAGTTATAGCAGAGAAGCTTGAACCATTTGATAGTACAAGTTTTTTTGTATTATCTGTTTTTGTTTTTAGTCCAAGTTGTTGTCCAAACTCTTTTATCTTTGCTAATAAACCTTGGGAGTTGTCCCAGTTGTCAGCAGCAATAGCAACGTTTATACCTTCGTTCATTACTGCTAATAAGAAAACATAATAAAGAGTAACAGTTGATATACCCAACTGTCTTGCTTTTAGTATTATTGCTTTATCGTTTTCTATTAGTTGTTGTAAGAGTTTTTCTTGGTGATCATAAAGAATGAAAGGTTCGTTTTTACCTGTTGATTGGTTTAAGATATGTAAAAGAGAAGCAATCTTTTTTATTTTTTCTATTGTCGGCTTGTTCATTCTTTTAGTATGGCTGCAAGTTTTACAAGATTATCACCGTTGTTTATAAGTTCTGGATCATCCAATACTTGTGTAATGATAAACTTTGCTACATCCACTCTTAACTTTGCTTCTATTTTATCATCAAACATAACGTCTTTTAAAATAGAAACAGCATCAGGAGAGAGAGTGGTTAATAACTCTCTCAACTCTGCTGATGTCTTTATTGTTTTTTTTCTATTATTCCTCGGCATAAACATCTAAACCGTATTTCATAAGGACATCCTCGCTTTCTACAAAAACAAAATCTCCTAAACGGTCTCCTGCTAAATGTGATAATAAAAAGGCTTCACCTTTTTCTGCTTTCCAAAACTCTCTAAATCTATCACCACAGTTTACTAACTGAAATAATAATACACCTGTGCTTTGTTCTACTGATCCTGCTGAAAGAATAATACTTCCAACCTTTTGTTCTGTGTCTTCTTCACTTATAACTCGTAGAACAGCCCAGTTTGGATTGAGTTTTGCGTTGCTGTAAGTTGTTTCATCTACTCCTAAACGATAAAGGTTTTTTAGTTTTTTCATAGTTCTTCTCCTCGTAATATTCTAAATAAAAATAAACCAATAACTATTCCGTATAAAAAGTTTATCATAGTAGTAAGTAGTATTTAAAAAAAGATTATTCTTTTTGTAAGAGAAGTTTTATGTCGTTTCGTAGTTCTTTTAGAATATCGTGCACTTCTTTTAGATCTTTATCTATTTTATTATCCAGACTTTTTACTTCTTTCTCTAAAAATCTAACACGGTTTTCTATTTTAAAATATATTTTTGTTATTCCCAGCACACTTGTACCAACTGCACCAGCCACACCAACTAGTTGAAATATGTTTTGAACTATCCAATCCATTTTAGTCTCTCCTATGAAGTTCTAACCAACTATCAAGTGCTTCGTTCCAAATAAGTCCAAGAGTATGTCCTACTTGGTGTGGGTTCCAATCATTTTTTAACAATGAACAGTTGCCTGTTTTACGTAAATGTCCGTGACCTGCTGTTGCTTCTGTTACAAGTATTAAGTATAGACCATCACGATCACCATCCTCAAGTGTAAACTCAAAACCAGCTGAACCTGTGCTGTTTATACGAATAAGAGTTCTGTTTTCCAAAGGTATAACTGTACCACTAGAAACATTTATTGTACTATCAGCAATGTATTGTGTTATGTTTTGCTCTCTCTGCGTTGGGTATCTTATAGCCATAACTTTTTACACTTCCTCTAATAAAACCTCTTCCTGTGGCTCCTGTGAAGCGTCAGATACTATTTCGTCGCTTGGATGGTGTAGGGTTGAGATCTTATGGTGTGGTTTGTTTGGTATTTCTATAACAGCACTCTCAAATGATAATGGTAATACACCAGAAAAGTTTATATGATATCCTGATAGTTCTAACGGTTCGGTTATTTGTTCTACCTCTCCTGTTTCTTCGTTAAAAGTCCACTCACCTTCTTCTACTATTATTCCTATGTCACCTATTGTATAATCAAAAGTATTTTTTATTATTATCTTCTCCCAAGCAATAGGTTCTTGTTCTTCTATTTCTTCTTCAGTCCAGTTGCCTTCTGGATCTTCACTTGCTATTGTTTTTTTTATTGTCTTCCACTCTATTGGATTGTGTTCAACAAAGCCAGCTTCTTCACAGGCTTGCTCAAAGTGTTCTTTATCAGTAAACCTTAAATAAAAAGATCCTACTGGTCTTGGTTCTTGTTCTATTACTTCTTCTTCTAAAACTATTTCTTCTTCCATTATTCTTCTCCCAATATTGGTGGTTCAAGTAACAAAGGATCTTCTTCTATTACCGGTTCGCTATAATCTACACCATACTCATCTAATACTTTGTGTAGTTCTTCTTCACTATCAAATAGTTCTAAATGTGGTTGTCCTGTTGTTAGTATTTGTGTTTCGTCGTCATAAGAACCATAGTGAAATACTGATTGCTTATCTGTTGCTAAATAATGTTTTATCATTAGATCCCTCCGTCTGTTACTGTCCATCCATAACCAGTTCTTACTGTTCCGCCAGTTGTATAAGTATTCACAAAAGCAGAACTTTGTAGATCTATTTCAGTAGTACTTACAACTGTTACAGTCCAAAGACCGTTTGCTTCTGTTGTTCCGCCCACATCTTTAATAAATACTTTATTACCAGTTGAAAGACCGTGTGCTGATCCTGTTGTTATTCTTATCAGACCTGAACCGTTATCAGCTGCGTTAGAAACGTTTACAGTAGCGTTTGTTCTTGTTAGTAGTGCTTTACCTTCACTACCTGCTGCTGTATGTTTGATGGTATTGAAGTTTATATTTAGTGCTGTTTGTAGTTCATATACGATCCATCCGTTGTAAATACCGTCAAGGTTGGCTGCGGAGTAGTCGAGGTTGGTTTTGCCTAACATGAAGCTTCCAAAATCCGTGACGTTGTTTACATTCCAGCTGTTTAGAGGCTGGTCGAATGATGTAGCGTTCCTGAACATTGAACCCATAAGTGTTACGTTGCTTACATCCCAAGAGTTGACAGTTTGATTGAACGAGGTCGCACTTATAAACATGTAGCGCATATCAGTTACACTTGACACATCCCAACTGTTAAGAGGTTGGTTGAAAGCCGTGGCTGTGTTGAACATAGAATACATATTCGTCACACTTGATACATCCCAAGAACTAATGTCTTGGTTGAAAGCCGTGGCTGCGTTGAACATACTTCCCATATCAGTCACATTACTGGTATCCCAACTGTTTAGAGGTTGGTTGAATACCGAAGCGCCCAGGAACATAGAATCCATTCTTGTTACATTTGAAGTATCCCAACTGTTAAGAGGTTGGTTGAATACCGTAGCATTTTGAAACATAGAATCCATTCTTGTTACATTTGAAGTATCCCAACTGTTTAGAGGTTGGTTGAACACGGGATTGTTCATAAACATTTGATACATTTGCGTTACACTTGAAGTATCCCAACTTCCAATAGGTTGGTTGAATGAGTTAGCGCTTCTAAACATTCCCGCCATAACAGTTACATTCCCTGTATCCCAAGAACTGATGTCTTGGTTGAAGTTTGTAGCGAAGTAGAACATATAATCCATACGAGTAACATTTGAAACATCCCAAGAACTTATGTCTCCGTTGAAAGCTGTTGCTGCGAAGAACGCACTATTCATATTGGTCACATTACTTGTATTCCAGCTGTTAAGAGGTTGGTTGAAAGCAGATGCGTTTTGAAAGATTTGCTGCATATTCGTTACATTTGAAACATCCCAACTGTTTAGAGGTTGGTTGAACGAAGATGCACCAAGGAATAGAGAATACATATTTGTTATATTTGATACATCCCAGTTGTCTATAGGTGCGTTGAAAGAAATAGCACCTTGAAACATAGCTTGTAAAGTTGTAACACCACTCAAATCAGGAGCATCGGTTGCTGTTACATTCATATTGGTGCAACCATAGTATGCACCCAACATACTTGTCCACTTTATATGCCCCCAGTTTTGTATTTCTTCTATTTTATATTTATCACCAAGGTTGTTAAAGGTTATTTGTTGTAAGCCACCACTTACCTTTACAACATAATCACCAGTAGAAGCATAGGTATGTGTTTGTGATCCTGTAAGTGTTTCTACTGTTCCATCTCCCCAGTCAACTGTATAAGTACCTGTTGCTGGTAAGGTAAACTGATCATTTGCTGAACTTCCTGTTCCTGTATTTGTTGTTCTTATTAATATTTGATAGTATGGGTTATCTACATCTGTTATTGCTTGTAAAGTATTATCTGCTAAACGATCAGGAAAGTAGGTAAGGCGTTTAATGTGGCCGTTCTGGATTTGTCCCCCATTATTACCTAATATATGTATTGCATTTAGGCCAGGAATAATCTGGGACTGCGTTGAGTTTGTATCTTCCAACAAACCATTTTGAGCAAGGCTTTGTGTTGAACCATATGCAAGACAAAGATTTTGATCGGTTTTGGCTGTGACAGAAGACCCATTCAAACCTAAAACAGTTGTCCCTGTTCCTATTGCTCCTATTGGATAAGTTATAGATGTGATATCGCTGCTTCTGATTGAAAACCTGTTATTTCCAGTATCATAGAGAAAGACAAGATATTTTCTGGCTGTTGTATCTATAAAGTCTGGGTTGTAATCCATAAACACAGTACCCTCTGTTATCTCAAACCAAGGATATCTTTTTCCTACAACGTCTGTTGTTCTATAATAATCTGTTGGTGTTGATCCTGGTTCTAACTGGGCGCCCCACCGGTAAAGCCCTGATATGCCGTCACCAGCATATACTAGTGCGCCGGCTGCGTCGGCAGTATTAACGCTATTCCCATAGCCGCTCCCTGACGCCACAGCCGTGATCGTGAGAACCACTCTCCACCAACCGTTTCCAACATCTGTCATCGTCACGGTTCCCGCACCTGAATATACGTAGGTGCCAGTGCTTAAATCCACCAACACGGAACGGTCGGACGCCGAAAACATAGGTGCTGGCATATAAACGTAAGCCTTTGTCCTCTCACCCGCCTTCAAGTAGTTAGAAATCGAATATGTTACGCCAGCCGTGTATGGTATGTTGGTTTGATTGACGTAATGGGTTGTCCCGCCAGATCCCTCAACAATCTTATCCCCTGTCATGGTCCCATCCGGTGCCAGCACAACGTCATTGTCAACTGTCGCGCCAATCTTCGCCCACGACGACCGCTCGAAATCCTGACTATCTGTTACTATATTTCTTGTAGATACATAGTCAACGGGGTATTCTGTTTCGGTTAGTTGTGCGCCCCAGAGGTAGATGCCGGAAACATCATCACCGGTAAAGCTGTTGTTTGTAAGGCTAGCTGCTATCTGTATCCTTACACCGGTGTAAGATGATATATAGGCATTACATCGCCACCATCCATCTCCAATATATGTTGATGATCCGTTGCCATTTACTTGTCCAGTTGTGAGATCAAAACGAATGTCTCCACCAAATTCGCCCCGAAGGTTTAGGAAGTTGTATTCAGCAGCTTTTGCGTAAACCGATAGCGTTGATACTGTTCCAGATGTTGAGACTCTAACATAGTGATCGCCTCCGGCAGATGTGGCAATTAGCTTATCAGCGGTCATCTGACCATCTGGAGCGGTTGTCGCATTGGCAGAAACCGTAGATGCAACCGTACTCCACCCAACATCAAAACTCTCACTATACGCTAGCAGATTCGTCGTCGCAAAATCCTCATCCTGCACCGCTGCAATGTCTGCGTATCGGGTTTGGGAGGTGCCTGTCGTGGGGATGTATGACGAGGGGAAGGATG